TTCCGTGAGATGTCATTCAGCATTGAGAAGACTTCTGTGACTGCTAAGTCCAGAGCCCTCAAGGCAGAGTACACCTTAGAACTAGCTCAAGACCTCAAGGCGATTCATGGATTGGATGCAGAGCAAGAACTTGCTAACATCCTATCTTCTGAAGTACTCGCTGAGATCAACAGAGAAGTTGTTAGAAGAGTTTATTCAGTTGCTAAAGTTGGTGCTCAGAATAACGTAGCTAACGCTGGTATATTCGACCTAGACGTTGACTCCAATGGTAGATGGTCAGTTGAGAAATTCAAAGGACTTCTATTCCAAGTTGAGAGAGATGCTAACGCAATCGCTCAAGAGACTCGTAGAGGAAAGGGTAACTTCTTAATGTGTTCTGCTGACGTTGCTAGTGCTCTAGCAATGGCTGGTGTACTTGACTATAGTTCAGGTTTAACAGGTGCTGGTGGTCCTTCCATCGGTGATGTTGATGATACTGGTAACTTACTAGTTGGTACAATCAACGGACGTATTAAGGTTTACGTTGACCCATATGCTGCTAATCTATCTGATAAGCACTACTATGTAATCGGTTATAAGGGTACTTCTCCTTATGATGCTGGATTATTCTACTGCCCATATGTACCCCTACAAATGGTTCGTAGTATTGACCCAGAGACATTCCAACCTAAGATTGGATTCAAGACACGTTACGGTATGGTTTCTAACCCATTCGTTACTACTAACGGTGCATACAATGGAACACCAGATGGAGAGACTCTATCTGCTAACGCCAACATGTACTACAGACGTGTACAAGTTACTAACCTCATGTAAATCGAGGTTACGATACTCATACAAAGCACCCTTCGGGGTGCTTTTTTATTGCCTATATACATGAATACATGTTATAATATATTATGCAGAAAAGTTTTATGCAATACCTAATCTGGTCTTCTATTGTTTATCAATTGGAGAAAGGTGGGGATCGTAGTTCACCATACTACAACAATGCATATGCAACTATGAAAGCACATGAACCAGCAGCTTCGACCTGATGAACGGCAGACTATCTAAAATTGAAATGACAGCAAAATTGCTGAAACTTAAAACAGATATAGATACTGAGATGTATCAACCTAAATGGACATCAAAAGAAAGATGGTCTGCACAGCAAGCACTAAACAGTGCATTGGATTTACTTGACGAATATCATTACTAATGTTAGAGAAGATACTACTCTTCGCTTCACCTATAGTATCTGCTGCTACTATTGCCTCAGTTATTGCGGTTAAAAGTTGGAAGAAAAAGAAACCACCAAAGATAAACATCACTTGGGAAGATGATGACGATGATGAGTATGGTGGTCCAGGAGATGGACCTTATTGGTGGTATACTAAATAAAGTATAGCTTGGGAAGTTGTCGTGGCTGCTGAATGGTATAACGAACAGTTAGCAAACAGAAATTATCTTTCACCTCTTGGTTTTCAATTAGAACTTGAAAACTTTAAAGGGGTGGATTTCTTTTGTCAGTCTGCAAATATACCAGACATGAGTATGCCTGTGACTGAAGTCCCATCTAGATTTCGTAATCTACCTATAGTACCTGGTGGTGGAGTTACCTTTGGTGACTTTCAAGTAACCTTCATTGTTGATGAAGGATTGACTAACCTACTTTCAGTACAGAAGTGGATTAAATCAAATGGTAACGATGGTTCTAAACCAGAAAATGTACCAGCAGAACCAGAGTATAGTAGAGGTCAACTCATAGTTACTACCTCAAACTACTCTACAAACTTCGTAGTTAATTTTACAGGACTCTTTCCTATTAGTGTTTCTGGTCTTACCTTCGATGCTACATTAAGTGATCAACAATACTTAACTGCACAAGCAGTGTTTAAGTACCACTCCTATACTATAACTGATTCTTCATTAAATGAACTTTGAAACTCTTCGTAATCGCTTTGATACAATTAGATCTGAATGGGAAGTTGATAGTGAAGTAGACTTCCAATTTAAAGATAAAGCATATAGTACTGACTTGGGGAAGTTAGCATTAGAAATCCCCTTTCAGCATAATAAATATTTAAACCATTACATTGACTTACAACAGATCAAAACATCTTTAGAATTTGAGGTTCGTAAATTAGTCAAGGATAAAAAAGAATACTACGGTGGCGAAGCAGATGCTAAAACATATGCTGAGAAACCTTTTGGTACTCATATAAAAACTCAAGATAAGATGAAGACTTATATTGAGGCAGACACTGATGTTATCAATGTCGAAGCAAAGGTAAAGTATGTTGACCAGATGCTTTATTTTCTTGACTCTGTTATGAGACAGGTATCTAATAGAGGTTTCCAGATCAAGTCAGCAATTGAATGGGAAAAATTTATCAATGGTACTGACTAATGACTGATATAGTTGTTAAGAAAAAGAACGAGGTATACATTAAGGTTGAGGGTGATGCACACGTTCACCATGAGTTAGCAGATTATTTTTCATTTGAAGTACCTGAAGCAAAATTCCTAAAAAGAAATCCCAAGTACAAGTACTGGGATGGAATGATACGTCTGTATTCACCTGCAACAGGTGAGTTGTATGGTGGTTTGTATGACCATCTAAGTCTATGGGCTAGTGAACACAACTATAATATCTTTCAAGATTTTAATGATAGGTATGGTTCTGTAAAAGAAGTTAATACTTTTGTTTCTCCACCTGCTGTTAAGGTATTCATGGATAAGATATCCAAGGTCATGCCTAGACCATACCAATACAAAGCAGTCTATGATGCAATAAGAAACAATAGAAAGTTATTTCTTTCTCCTACGGGATCTGGGAAGTCTCTTATGATCTACTCCATAGTCAGATACTATGCTGCCACCTCCAAGAAGATACTTATAATCGTCCCAACTACTTCCCTTGTTGAGCAGATGGTCAGCGACTTCGTTGACTACGGATGGGATGCTGAGTCTCATATTCATAAAATATATGGTGGTAAGGATAAAAATACAGATAAAGATATCATCATATCTACATGGCAGTCAATCTACAAGTTTCCTAAGAGGTACTTTGATGACTTTGATTGTGTGATTGGAGACGAAGCACATTTGTTTAAGAGTAAATCCCTTACAGGGATCATGACCAAGTTACACAACGCTAAGTATAGATTTGGGTTCACTGGTACTTTAAACGGTACACAGACCCATAAGTGGGTCTTAGAAGGTCTTTTTGGTGCATGTGAGCAGGTGACTAAGACAGATGAACTGATTAAGTCTGGTTATCTTTCCAAGTTTAGGATAAAAGTCCTTCTTTGTAAACACAACCCACAGCATTTCGACACATATCAAGATGAGATGGAGTATCTTGTTAGTCACAAGGGTAGGAATAACCTCATCAAGAATCTAGTTAAAGATATAGATGGTAACACCCTTGTCTTATTTAATTATATCGAAAAACATGGCGAACCGTTGTATGAATTGATAAATAATTCTATAGATCCTAATAGGAAACTATTCTTTGTGCATGGTGGTACTGATGTACAGGACAGAGAAGAAGTTAGACAACTTACAGAGGAGCAGGAAAATGCGGTTATCATTGCGAGCTATGGTACTTTTAGTACTGGGATTAACATTAAGCGGTTGCACAACATTATTTTCGCCTCCCCCTCCAAGTCCAGGATTAGGAATCTCCAGTCCATCGGCAGGGTCTTAAGGAAAGGAGAAGGTAAAGAGATAGCAACACTATATGATATTGGTGATGATATAGGTGGACAGAACTACACCCTTAAGCATCTGAATGAGAGAGTAAACATTTATTTGGAAGAAAACTTTAAACATGAAACTATAAAGGTAAATCTACGATGATGGAAGAAGAATTTTTCGCCACGATTAAACTATCTTCAGGAGAAGAGATCATATCTAGGGTAGCTTATGTACCTGATGATGAGATGGTCATCATTCATGATCCTTTAAAGGTAGAACATATTACTCATCAAAAGAAAAAAGTAACAGTAGAAGGATTCCATCTTACTGAATGGATGCATTCTACTTTTGATGATATGTTTTTTATACCTAAAACTCAGATACTTACTATGACTGAGTGTGATAAAAAGGTTGTAGCATTTTATATAAAATGTTTATCAGATAATAAAAAAGCAAAAGACTTAGCAAGATTCCAGAACCAAACCAAGAATGGTAATCCACAAAAAGTACTACCTGGTTACATAGGATCAGTTAAACAATCTAGAATTATGTTGGAGAAGATATTCAAAACCAGTTAATAGATACTTTATGAGTTTCAACCTCGTACAATGTTGATTGTACTGGTAATGGTGGGGGTAAGTCAAGGGGTCGGACGGTTTTGTTACGAAACTTAAACATTGCCTTTTGGAACACATTATGCTATACTTCTTATAGGCAAAGGAATAATATGGCCAAAAGAGCAAAGACCGAGTACTATGTAAACAACAAAGAACTCCTAGAAGCGATGACTATCTATCGTGAGAGAGTCATCTATTCACGTGAGCATGAGAAGGACAAACCACGAGTACC